AAATAATGTCTACGACCATCGCATAGTCGAATAAGCGCAATCATGGCAAGCGCTATCTATACCAAGGTCACAGAGTTCTTTACAGACTCAGTAGTTTTTACTGCAAGAGCATCGGTAGATAAATACAACAAACCCACCTTCAGCGGTAATACAACCGTTACTGGTCGCCTAATTTATGACACCACAAAATCCAAAGATGTACAGGGAGTCGAAGTTGTAGATACTGGAAGGTTCATTACTAATGGTCCACAAACTGCACTAACGATTGACCATAGGATGACCTTCGGGGCGGACACCTTTACAGTAAACGCAGTAGACCAAATCTCAGATGAAAACGGAGCGCATCACACCGTCATTAGATTCGGACGGTAGACATGGCAAAGTCGTCTTTTAGACTAGACTTGACTGGTGACAAAGAGTTAATCAATGCTCTCAAGGCTGGTAAACAACAAACCCCGCAAGCAATAGCCCAAGCAATCTATGAAGAGGCTAATGTTATTTTTGCTAAATCACAGATTTTAGTCCCAGTTGATACAGGAATTCTTCGAGGTTCAGGTGGCGTATCTGCTCCACAAATGGGAAATCAAGGTTACTTTGTAGATATTTTCTATGGCGGTCCCGCCGCGCCTTACGCTTTTCTTGTCCATGAGATTATAGGTAATTATCACAATCCACCGACACAGGCTAAATACCTTGAACAACCAGTCATGGAAGCCATGTCCACTATCCAACAAAACATTAAGGGTAGAATTATGGACATTATCGAGAAAGGGCATAGGAACTAATGGCAACTATTCTTGAGTCAATAGGTGACTACCTACAAAATACTGCTAGTGCTTTTGGCGCCCATGCCAGCCAAGGCACTTTAGGCACCTCTATATTTTTAGGCACTCTTCCCGATACACCTGATGCTTGCGTATCTATCTATGAAAACACGGGCAGTTCCCCTACATTCACAATGGGGTCAGGTGGTATTCGTATTGACTATCCGATGCTTCAAGTTGTTTGCAGAGCAAGCCGAGAGGATTATCCAACGGCTAGAGATAAGGCAGAATCTATCCGCGTGTTGCTTGCCTCGGTGCTTGAACAAAGTGTCTCGGGGGTGCATATTATGAGGATTGAACCAATGGGTTCAGTAAACTTGGCAGGAGTAGACCCGAAGTACCGACCACTAATCACGGTGAATTTCCGATGTCTAGTGCGAATGTAAGTGAGGAGCCAACGGCTCCGTTAGAGAGAGTGGTGGACCCGTATGGCAGAAACGCAACACTCGATGAGTTCCAGCGATGCTGGAAATGCGACAGGCTCCTCTTCGAAAGCGCAACGCGCCCGTGGAGTATCCGATGCCCCCGTTGTAAATCCAAAAATAAATCAGGTTGATTTTTTTAATGATTTAGATGCACTCATAGGCAGTAAACATGAGGGTGGCTGTTCTATTGGGTATATGGTTTCAAAATTAGAAGCACCTATTCAAAAAAAACTCAACGAAATTTTTATTAACAAAAACATTGAATCTGCTAAGTTAGCCCAGTTGATGTCAGCCTATGGGCTTACAGTAAGTTCATCCGATGTTTTAAGGCGTCATCGCCGAGGATTACAGGGAAGAGATGGGTGTAAATGTCCTCCAATCTTGATAACGCCCTAGATAATTTATTAAAGACTTCAGAGATGGAGTCAATTCAAAAGTTATCACCAAGAGACAGAAAGGCAGATTGGTTGCCTGGGGTAACTTGGCAGGGCGAAGAGGGAGTAGTTACCACTCAACCAATGGAGGGTGATAACGCACCTGACTGGTCGGGAGTTCTTCGCATGTGGGGACTTGACCCCGAACATTTTGCAGTAGTTGAGCCAGTCCTTTTCAATGTATGGGGAGATACTTTAGGAGTTCTCAATCGCCAATGGAAAGGCAAAGTAATCCGAAAGGGCAAACAAGAGGTTGCCGATATTGAAGCCTTAATCCAAGATATAAAAAAACATAAACCACGCGAGCGCAAACCAATTACAGGTGGGGCAAGCCTTGTCGTATGTGCCTCAGATTGGCAGACAGGTAAAAGAGATGGCGATGGTCTTAAAGGTTTAGTTGGTCGATGGCTTCAAGCCGTTGATGATGTTGAGTTTAGAGTTAAAGAATTAAAGAAGATAGGTCGTCCGATTGATTCAATTACCGTTTTATGCCTAGGTGATTTGGTCGAGGGTTGCGATGGTCACTACGATATTCAAACCTTTACAGTTGAGGTTGATAGACGAGACCAAGTAAAGATTGCTCGCCGTCTCCTAAGAGACGCTCTTATCCGTTGGTCAAAGGTTGTCCCTAACATAACCGTTGCGGCGATTGGCGGAAACCATGGCGAGAACCGTAAGAACGGAAAAGCCTTTACGACCCTTAACGATAATGATGATGTAGCCCTAGTTGAATCAGTAGCGGAAATCTTTCAAGCCAATCCTGAAGCCTACGGTCATATCCGCTTCGCTATTCCAACAGATGAGTTAAGCCTTACTCTTGAGGTTAATGGAAAGATTCTTGGGATTACTCATGGACACCTTGCTCGAGTCTCGGGTAGCCCTGAAGCCAAACTTCGCAGGTGGATTGCTGACCAAACTCTCGGGCGTCAATCCATCGGCGATTGTGACATTTTAGTCTCGGGTCATTATCATTCATTTCGACTAGCAGATTGGGGAGGAGTCAAATGGTTACAGGCACCAGCCCTAGACGGGGGAAGCGTGTGGTGGAGACAATCCAAGGGGGAGGTTGCGGATGTGGGAGTTCTGACATTCCTAGTGACCAGCCAAGGAGTGAGCGACATCCAAGTATTATGAACGACCCTAGAGACATCGCCATGTATGCCGCTGAATTGGTCTCAGGAGACCGTCAGGAGGCTTACGGGCATCCACTTGATAACTTAACCCGTGCCTCGAAGATATGGGCTGTAATCCTCGGCTGTGAGGTTTCTGCCGAGAAAGTTGCCCTCTGTATGGTGGGGATGAAGATAGCCCGTGAGGTCAATCAATCCAAGCCCGATACGGTGGTAGATGGCATCGGTTACTTTCTGACCCTAGGCATGATTCAAGAAGAGCGCCTTCGTAGGGAGAATAACTAACCCCAGTTGTGGTATACTCAGACTGTCCGAGAGGAGGACAAGATGACTGAGAAAGTAATCATCAAGGCGACAAAGATTGCGCCTTACGGCAAGGGGTATCAGGTAAACGCTTTCGTAAACGGTGTTGAGAGTGAGCAGACTTTTTATGGAGTCGCAAAAACTTACGCTGTTGAACAAGCAAAAAGAATCATCAAACAAAATGGCAGATTAAACGGCGAACCTTACAAGGGTGAATATGCTTTGTTCAGCGAAGCCCAAAGAAAACAAATCTTAAAACAGTTCGCACAGGTGGTGGTTGTCTAATGACTACAAAAGCAGAAGAGTTACGAGCGCAAGCAAAGCAAGCCCGACAAGATTCGCTAGATTCATTTGAGCGTTGCGATACAGACGGGTTTCTATTTCAATGGGCTTCAGATTGCTCAGCGAGATTATTGTTAGAAGAAGCAGATTTAGCCGAGAATAATTATCTTTGGGTTTTTGCAACCCTAGGTGATAAAGATGGCAAGTTGGTTCCAAACAAAAAAATTGCCACAAAGTTTGGATACGCTTATGCGGTCTTTGCTTCGTTCGCAGACTTGGCGGTTAGAGATGCTCAAATCATTGAATGGGTTGGGACAGGCGATAAAGCGATAGCCAAGAAGGGCTACACTAAAATTATTGTGGAAGCCAAGGGCAAGGTTGTCTTAGGAAAAGGTTTGAATCCAAGCGCCTTCATAGTTCCAGCAGTTCCATTCTTTACAACCGAGAACAGCACAATCATAAAATAATCAATACGCTATACTAAACTCAATGTGCGCTTAGTCGCCTGAGTTTTTCGTCTCTTCCGTGTCCCGAGTGACCTGACGGTCACTCGGGTTTTCTATGTGCCGTCACGGAGGAGATTAGATGACTCGTTACAAAGTCTTACAGGGTATTGATTACCCACCTAACAAACGCGCCGAGGCTGGAAAGATTGTTGAAGATTTACCAGCAACATCGGTCAAGTGGCTTTTAGATTCAGGCATTATCGAAGATGCCGATAAGCCAAGCAAGAAAATTGAAGAGCCTGTTATCGAAGAACCTAAAGTCGAGCCAGTCGCAGAAATAGTCGAAGAACCAGTTGTCGAAGAAGGCTTTGACCCTGATGCTATCGATGGCGACAAAGATGGTTTTGTCCAAGACGGCACCCCATTCCAGCGTCCAGTTGAGGAGAAATAATGCCTACATTCGCCCACGGTAAAAATGTCAATGTCTTTCTTGATGAGTTTGATTTTTCTACTTACTTTACTGATGTCAGCGCTTCAACAAGTGTTGATACAGCCGAGACTAGCGCTTTTGGAACAAGCGCAAAGTCCTACATTGTTGGTCATCGAGACGGAACAGTCTCTCTATCAGGGATGTTTGAGGCTACTGCCTCCACAGGTACAGATGAATTTTTTGATGATGCTCTTGGTAACGCAACCAAGACCAAAGTAATTGTTGCTCCAGCAGGTCATTCAAATGGCGCAGGAGCAATTATGTTAGTTGCTGACGATACATCCTATGAGGTCTCAAGTGCCATCGCAGATGTTGTCCAAGCAAGCGCAGAATTCCAATCAACAGATGCAGTTGAACACGGGGTAATACTTTCCTCGGGTGCAACTGTTTCCGCGACTGGAAATGGAACAGGCGTAGATAACACCACTTCCTCCACAAATGGCGGAGCGGGATTCTTGTCAGTTCCAGTTAATACCCGTAACGGAACAATCGGCGTAAAGGTTCAACACTCAGCAGATAACTCAACTTTTGCTGACCTTGTTTCTTTCACAACCGTTACAAGCACTCAGAAAACCTCAGAACGAGTTGAGGTTGCAAGCGGAACAACAATCAATAGATACCTACGAGTTGTATACACAGTCGCAGGTTCATCAGGCTCGGCTACCCCTGTGGTGGCTTTTACTAGGAGGTAAAAAAATGCCAACATTTAGACATGGTAAATCCACCGTATTCAAGGTAGACAACAACGCTGGAACCCTTACCGATATTAGCAATACCCTTACAGATGTTTCATTCCCACAATCAGTAGACACCGCCGAAACCAGCGCTTTTGGTTCATCCGCAAAGTCTTATGTTGTTGGATTAACAGATGCAACTATAAGCGTCTCAGGAAACTTTGACGCAACTGTTGATGCTCACCTAGCGGCAATCGTAGGAAAAGCAGATTCAGTTTCATTCGAGTACGGTCCTGAAGGCTCAACAGCATCGATGGTCAAGTACACAGGAGAGGCACTTCTAACTTCTTACGAGAAGAGCGGTGCTGTCGGAGATGTAGTTTCGTACTCAGCCGAATTCCAAGTAACAGGCGCCGTAACACGCGGTACCTACGCTTAGTAGTAATTGCCTTAAAAAAACTTAATAAATTATCGTGACCAACCTAGTGTCCCAAGGAGAAAAAGAAATGGCAGATTTACGCGGAAAGATATTCGAAGCAGACGATATTACGAAAGAGTTACTGGAAGTTCCTGAATGGAAAGTTTCAGTAGAGATTCGTTCTATGACGGCTGGACAAAGAGCAAGACTTACTGAAGGGGCGACCTCGGCAGATAAAGTTGATGTCTCTAATATGTACGCAAGGACTGTTATCGCAACTGTATTCGACCCTGAAACGGGTCTACCAGTCTTTACCGAAAATGACCGTGAAGCGATTCTTTCAAAGAATGGCGCCGTCATTGAGCGTTTGGCAACAAAGGCTCTTGGCAGTTCAGGTCTAGGTGACAAGGCGGTAGAAGAATCACAGGCTCGATTTCCTGAAGAATCCTGAGAGACGGTTTCTTTTCGAAATAGCAGAAAAGTTAGGTAGGACGGTGGGAGAACTTCTTTACGGAAGTGGTTCCCACCGCCCACTTAGCAGTATGGAATTAACTGAGTGGAACGCGTTCTATCTTCTCAAAGAAAAAGAGCGCGAGAAAGCCGAGAGAAGAGCGAAGGCTAGGAGATAAATGGCTGAATCACCTACCATGGAAGTCCGCGCTCGGTTATCGGCGGACTCAGCCCAGTTCACTCAAGGCATGGATAAAGCCGTTAAATCGGCTAATGAGTTCCAACAGGCTTCATCTAAATTACAAGGTTCATTAACAGCAATCGGCGTTGCTTCAGGCGCGGCGATTGCTGGACTTATTGCTTTTGGAGTGAAGTCTTTCAAAGCGGCGGCTGAAGTTGAACGCTTAGATTTAGCACTTGAGGCAGTCGGAGCATCAAGTGGTAAAGGTTATGAAGCCCTTAAAGCGACTTCCGATGGTATGCGAAACCTAGGCATCAAAGCCTCAGTTGCTCAACAGACCACGCTGAAGTTTGCACAATCAAATATAGATTTGTCTAAGGCAACGGAACTTGCAACAACGGCGCAAAATTTATCTGTTGCCTCAAATACAAGTGCAGAACAAGCGCTTCAATCGGTCACCTTTGCAGTCACAACAGGTAACACCCGAGTTCTTCGTCAGATAGGTATTACTACTGGAGCCTCTGACGCTTATGACAGATATGCCCGTTCTATCGGTAAAGCCTCTAAAGACTTAACTATGAATGAACGGCGTCAAGCGGTTGTAAATTTAGTCTTGAAAGAAGGAGCCAAAGCGGCGGGCGCTTATGCCTTGGCTATGGAATCTCCAGCCAAACTCATAACAATGTTTGGCGATTTGCACGATGACTTGCAAGTGGCTATGGGTGGGGCTTTGGTCAAAGGCTTTGGACCAATTATTAAATCTGCCTTTAAGTTTGAGAAAACATTTATTGATGCCGTGGAGTCGGGGGGTAAATTATCAGTAATCGTTGAGGCTATCCAAAAAGTATTTGTAAAATTAACAACTCCAATAGCAACAGCCATAGATAAATTCTCAGATTTCATTGCGGGTATGGATGAGACTGGTACTAAGGTTAATGACCTTGCGAGTAAATTTGAAATGATTCTTCCCGTTATAGCGGCATTTGGAACATACTTTGCAACCAAGGCTGGTAAGGCTGTATTTCAAAATGTGCCTATCTTTGGACAACTTCTCAGTAAGATAAGTCCAATCGCAGTTGCATTTGTAGCCATGGCTATGACATCTACCCAAGTTCAGACAGCAATGGGTCGTCTGTTTTCAGCCCTACAACCTTTATTGGGTGTAGGTAAAAACATTGGAGATATATTTGGCAAAGTAATGGCTGGAGCGGTCATGGTCTTTGCTAAAGCAATTAACGGCATTGCCTTTGCTATTGAAAAAACAACTAAGTTTTTTAGAGAGCATAAAACTATTCTTTACATTGTCGTAACCGCTATTACGGCTCTTGGTCTTGGTTATATTGCTCTTACGATTTATACTAAATTACAAACAAAAGCAACTGACCTTTTGACAATCGCTAAAACAAAATTGACAAGAGCCATTGCTATTCTTACTTCTACTACCATGTTAGTTGTCGCTGGCATTGTTGCCCTTGTAGCGGCGTTTGTTTATGCTTGGCAAAACAGCGAGACCTTCCGCAATGTAGTCACAGAAGTCTTTAACACAGTTGCTCAGGCAGTTGGCACAGCGCTGTCATTTATTCTAACTGGACTTGGTAATCTTCTTATTGCTTTTGGTACAGCCATATCTCCAACTACTTCTTTTGGTCAGACCTTAATTCAGGTGTTCCAGTTCATTTATCAGACTGTTCTAACCGTGGTCATTGGCGTAGTTAAGACTTTAATGATGTTCCTCAATGCTTTGAAATATGTAACTAGCGGACAGACAGCCTTTGGCAAAGTAGTTCGAGCAGTTATGAACTTTGTGTTCAAAGCCTTTGCCATAGTAATTGGAGGCATCTTAAAGTTTATTGGTTTCTTCCTTGAGGGATTGGGGATGTTGCTTGATACCCACGGCATCGTAGGTAAAGTAATCGCGGGAGTTCTTGACTTCCTCTTCAAAGCCTTTGCCACAGTAGTTGGCGGAATCATCAAATTTATCGGAGTATTTATTGAGTTCCTTGGTAACCTTCTTGATACTAATTCTCTAGTTGGTAAGTTAATAGCAGGAGTCCTTGACTTTTTAATGGACGCTTTTGCTACCGTCTTTGGAGGTATCTTCAAATACATTGGCATATTTATCAGTTTCCTTGGCGACCTACTTGATGCTAACTCTTTTATTGGTAAAGGCATAGCCAAGGTCATTAACTTTATTGCCAGCATTTATTTCACCCTAGTTGAAAAAGTAAGCGGTTTCCTAGCCAAACTCGTAGGTGCTTTGTATAACTTCTTAGATGGTAACCGCAAGGCTTTAGAAGGCGCTATTGATTTATACAATAATTTTGCTGAGGGTGTAGGCAAGGCAATAACTTTTATTCCTCAACTGCTTGCCCAATCGCTTCAAAAATTTGGTTCTTTTGTAAAGAGTTTAGCCGTAACCGTAAATGAATTTTTGGGGGGCATAGCAGACAAATTGGCAAGTAGTAGATTTACTGCGATGTTTGCGGATTCAGTTAGAAGCCTTGGCACGGGGATTCTTGCGATTGGAGACAAGGCAGAACAAGTAGCGAATACTGTTGCTAAACCTATTATGGCTGTCGTCAATACCGTTAGAAATTTTACAAAGCAAGTTATTTCAGACACCGCTTTTGACACACTCCTTGGCAAAGTAGGTAAAGTCCGCGACTCTCTACTGGCTGTAAGTAAGTCAGCAAGTGGTCTGAGTGAGAAACAATTTGGAACCGACTTAGTTAATTTTATTTCAGGCGGTCTTAAAAACATTGGTGCTGTATCTCAAAAAATTGGTAACACAATCCTTGAGGTGACAAAAGTTCCTATGGCTGAGGCGCTTGTCCAGTCTATCTCTGACGGATTACAGGCTGTTGGTGGTTTCGCTAAAATGGCTGGCAATGTAATTCTTGAAGCATCTGACATCAAACTTGGAACAATGTTGGTAGATATGCTTTCTTCGGCGTCTAAGACTATTGGTGGAGCAGTCGGGAAACTTGGCGACTTTGTATATGAGTTAAAACGATTTGAAGTGGGCGACATTCTCGGGGACTTCATTGGCGATGTAGTTGATTTAGCGATTCCTCAACTTGAGAAGTTAGTTAATGTTATGGAAGGACTAAAAGATGTTGAGGTTGGTAAGTTCCTAGTTGAGAACTTGAGTTCCTTGAGCCTCAAGGCTGGAGAGTCAATTCTTGGTTTTGCCTCCGCTGTGAAGTCTTTTACTACTGGAAATGTTCTTGGAAAAATAACAGATGCTTTTGGCGACCTTGCAGATAAATTAAAAACGGGTCTTGGCTTTGGAGATATTCTTGAAGAGGAAAGAAAACGCGCTGAAGCCCTAGAAGGAATCAATGGCGAAGATGATGAGACCCTTGATGAGTTACAAAAATCTGCTGACCTCATGAAGAAGATTCGTGACGCAATGACGGCAGGTATTGAGTCTATGCGTGATGTGCTTACCGATTTACAGGATGCGGCTAAACAGTTTGCTGATTCTCTTAAAGACACAATCCTAAGTTTTGCTGGTCTCAAGGGAGTTGAGTTGCCTGACGGATTTATTCCAAAGGCTAAATCACTTATTGAGAACATGCGGATGCGTTTGGATAAGAGCCAACAGTTTGCCAATCAAATCCTCACTCTTCAGGGTCTAGGACTTGATGCTAAAGCAATTCAAGATATAGTCGAATCAGGACCAATCAAGGGCGCTCAACTTGCGGCGTCTATCTTGGGCGGAGGAGTTGAAGCAATCGCTCAAATAAATGATTTACAGAAACAAATAAGTTTTGCAGGTGCGGCTATTGGAGGCTTTGGTTCAGAGGCGGCGTTTGGTGAGAAGATTAGAAACGCTCAAGCCAGTCTTGCCCGAGTCACAGATTCAGAGGCAAGCATTGGCGCACTAAAAGGTAATAACATTGTTATTGAACAGGGAGCCTTTGTAGTCAATGTCGATACAACAGGAGCAACAAACATTGATGAAAAGGGCGACATAATTGTCCAAAGAATTCAAGAGACATTCGCTATATTGGCAAAGGAGTTGGCTAACAAATAATGGCTACTTATGTACTTCGCCCTAACGCAAACTGGAACAACGCGGGTTCTTTTACTATTACAGGTGGCTCGGCTTCAGTTCATGCGGCGCTCGCTGATAATAATGACGCAACATTTATCAAACGCACTAGCACAACAGTCCCCGCTTTTTATGAAGCAGAGTTTGGTACAACTACTTTAGGTGCTACCGAAAAAATTGCCTTTATCAATCTTCGCGCTCGCGCCACAATAGGAACTACGG